ACTCGTGCTAATGCCATAATTTAATTTACCTCTTTTTATATTTCTCTCAAAGACACTTTTAGACTACCTGGACTTCTTGTTATAGAAGTTGTGATAAATTTCTTTCCATCAAACGATTCTCCAAAAGGAGCAACTAATTGATTGTTATGATTAAATTCACAAATATCTCCTACTTCCATTAAATAAAAATGAGAGTTGCCACTATCTCCTGGATTTATTATTTCTGTTTCTACCAATATTTTTGGATTGCCTTCTATAGCATTATAATAATTAGCATAACCATCATTTTTATTACCAGAACCCATATTTAAGTTTGATGCACCAATAGAATTATTTAATATTTCTAATTCTTCCGTTGATATATTTTCTTCACTTTGCACATTGTATTTACCTCTAGGATCGTTTGTTGTATCAGTAAATGTTTTTTCAAACAACAATTCATCATTAATAGGATTTCTTTGATATTTCAAAACTCTTTTAGTTATTAGTGAATCAAAATCAGTCAAAGATATTTTAGTTCCTTTTATATCATCTTTGCTAATAGTATGATTTACTGATGGACTATCTACTAAAAATATATATTGTGGACTTCCATCATTAGCTTTGAATCTAAATATAAACCCACCTTCTTTTTGTGTTTGCTCTAACACTTTTAGTAATTCTTTTTGTTTGTGTAAATAATAAAATACTGTCCAATTAGCTCTCGCTGTATTCAATGCAGAGTAGTTTTCAGGAGTATCAGTTATACCTGCAAACCTACGAATTAAATCTCTGTGCATTTGTGCAACATTTGTTACTGCATTTCCAGCATTGAAAGATTGGTCTAATCCATCTGCACCAGTATATAATTTTTTAATTCCAGTAACTGCACTTGAATTTGCAAGATTATCTGTATCAGTAATTTTGGTAGTTATTTCTAAATAAAAATCAAAAGCATCAATAGTTACGCTACCAGCACTATCGCTGTCATCTTGAACATTGTGTGTAATTAAAAATTCTATTTCTACATCATCTGGTATTTGTCCATTAGCACTTGAAAAAGTTCCTGTACTTAACAAGTCTATCGCAGAAGAATATGCAGCAGTTCTATTACCACTTTCGTTAGTTATTGCAACTGTGTTGGTAGAACCAGCGTAAGTTGGCTTTGCTCTTAAAGTAGAAATAATAGAACCCCCACTACTTTCAGAATGATTAGTTACACCCCATTTGACATATAGCTTACACTCTTGTATTTCGTGTTCTTCTTTTGCTATATCACTAATTTTAAATTTTAAACTATCTGAACCATCTCCTTGTGGTGCAGTAAAACTCCAAGTAGAAGAAGTGCTATCGTCATTGTCAGAAAAGTTTCCAGTATTAGATGGAACACCTGCACTTGGAGAAGTTATAGTAATGTTTTGTACAGGACGAATTAAATATGCTCTTTCTAAATCTAAATCTGTAAACAATACATTTCTATTGGTATCGTTAGTTGCACCTTCGTAATCATCGAAAGAATTGTTTTGCACATCATCTAAAGGCACAAATACTGGAAATCCATCAGAGCTGTATAAATCTTTTATAGGATAATGCAATCTACCATCTGTTACTGCCTCGTGTGCTAAGCAATTATATTGTCCATTGTTCAAACTATCTACCATAACTGGAAATACTTTTGCTGGACTATATTGCATTAATTGTGGACTACTTACCGTAGATGTTTGTGGTGTTCCAGATCCATATAATATAGGGAAAAAATTACCTGCACTACTTGTATATTCTGGTATTTTTAAAAAGTCTATTGGGGTTCTTGCAGATATTTCTATATTTACTATATCTTGATTTTGAATACTTACCGACTTTAATCTACCAGTATAAATAGTATTTTCATAACCACCAACCCTTGATTTAACAACTACATCTCTGTTTATATATCTTCTTGTGCCACCATAAATTTCTGCTGCTAGTGTCGCGTTGCTATGATTGTCTAATGTTCCATTAACACAACTAATAGATATATTACCATTTTTAGAAGTAGATGCAACTAAGTCAATACTTTCTCGTATTGTAGGTGTGCTTGTTATGAATCCGTGATATTTGTCATTACTAACAACTCCTGGAACTACTTCTGCCGTAGCTAATCTAATAACTTGATTTACATTAAAGCTACTTGCATCGTAATTATGATTTCGTAATTCAAAAATCCACTCTTCTTTGATACTTGCACCTAAGGCACCATTGTAATCATTATTACCTGATAAAGCCATTACGCAAGATTTCTTTTAATTGAGTTTTCTATCTCTGGTAATAAGTTATCTCTTACAAATTCTTGTGTACCAATAACATTACCCATAATATTTACAGTCACTCCAGTACCACCACCTGCATCACCAAAATCTGGACTTGACAATGGAGTAATATCTACTCGTTCTCTACCACCAGGATTATCTCCAACCATAATCATTTGCTGTCCACCAGTTATAAATGAACCACCACGAGCAAATGCTGGTGCTTGTTGTCCTGCGATAATACCTATTTGTGCTGCTCCTGCTGCTTTTGTAAATCCAATTTGCCTACCAAGTCCAACCATTTGACTTCTTGCATTTGCTGCTAATGCAAACTGCCCTGTTCCCATAAAGTATTTTTCTGCTGCTTTAAGTTTTGCTAATAACAAGGTTATTTCAGCTATACCAGATTGTGTAGCCATTATTACTTTAGCTATTTCATTTAATTGATTCAATCTAAATAATATTTTTTGTCTGGATTGAAACTTTTTCAAAGCATCTTTTTCCATACTTTCTCTCTCTTCAGCACTTGCATTTCTGAAAGCATCGGTATCTCTTAATGCTTGAAGTTCTGCATTTTTTCTAGCATCAAGGTTTTGTTGTGCCATTGATAACACTCTATTTAAGTGTTCAGAAAACATCTCTTCTCTTAATTGAAGTAGTGTAGTATCTCCAACAGAAATAATTTCAGAAAACATTTTATTTAATTTTTCTGTTTCTTCTGGAGGTAAAAGCTGTTCTGGTAAAGAAAAAATTCCACCTGGTATTCTAACTTTTAAATCTCCTTTTCCTTTTTCAAGTCCTTGAGATAATTGATTTACTAAATCTAATTGCTCAAAAAAATTAGGAACATCGCCTAATATAGATTTTCTAAACTTATCTTGTGCTTCTGATAATTTATTAAATTGAGATACTTCTTCTTTTGCTGTTTTAACTCTATCTTTTGCTCTTGAAATATTTATTTCTTCTTGTTCAATTAAAGTTTTGTTAAGAAATACATTTCCTTTTTCTAATTCTTGTTTTTCTAACAACGAGTTTAACAAATCTTCTTGTGCTTTTTTTAAGTCATTTGCAGCCATAACAGCTGTTCTATCTTTTCCAATAGCTTCTTGTGCATCAAACAAATCTACAAGAGCATCTCCTGTTTTATCTGCTTCAGGTGCTGCTAATCCTAATTCTTTTCTTAATTCAGCAATTTTATCAATATCAGATTTATTAATTTCTTGAAGTGCTTCTGCCATTTGACTAAATAAACTTGTAAGTGCTTCAACACCACCTCTAAACATACTTCCAGTAGCAACATCTCCAACTGCTGCAGAAAGTCTTGAGAACGAGTCAGCTAAATTAGAGAATAAACCAGACATTGTTTTGGATAGTTTGTCAGTAGCACCTGCTACACCAACTGAAGGATCTGTAATAGTTTTTTCTAATGCTCTTCTAAATTCAGGTAATGTAATCTTAGATAAATCTTCTATACCTTGACTATCTCTTACTAATTGTAAAATACCTCTTTCTCTTAAAATATCTGCTGCACCTGCACCACCTGCAAAAGCTCTACCTAAAGCAGAAGCTGCTTCTGCTGCTGTTGTTCCCATAAATGCTGCTAAGTCTGCAACTGGTTTTATAAGTGATTCTGCGTCTGCACCAAATGCTTTCAATGCTGCACCTGCTTCTACTACATCTTCTAATTCAAATGGAGTAGTTGCTGCAATTTTATTGAATGTGTTAAATGCTTCTGTTCCTCGTTCTACAGAACCAAACATAGCATTCAATCGTACTTTTACTTTTTCAAATTGTGCAGACTTTTGTATAAATTTACCAACAGAGCCAGTCACCAAAGTAAAAGCAAAAGACATAAGCAATAGCTTACTACGAATTGTAGCAAAGGTATTTGAAAGCAATCTTCCATCGTTATTAATTTGGAAAAAACCTTTTCTGGTTTTTTTAGTTTCTTTATTTAATTTTTTATTTGCTTTTTCTAATTTTTCAGAAGCAATAGCTGCAGTTTTAAATGCTCTTGCTAACTCTTTATCTCCAGTTGCCTGGAACTTAATTTGTACTTTTAGGTTTGTATCTGCCATTAGTTACTCTTTTTATATTGTTGCGATTGAATATAATTTAACATTTTTTCTATAACATTGCACTTATCAATCCATTTTTTTGGGTGATTTCCGTACGATCCTTCAAAAGGAGCAACATTCATCTTTTTAGAGTAAGTGAATCGTTGTATATCTCTTTGATATTCTTTACTGATAAAGTTATTAGTACAAGCAAAAAAAGGTAGGTGTGATTTGATAGCTTCGTGTATTTCAAACTTTCTTTCAGAGGTTGCATTATGTTCTTCAACTTCTTCTTTTAATAGTTTGATTACATACCAAACATCGTCCATAGATGTAAAGGTGTGAACGCTGTTATTCTTTTTAAGAGGTAACTTAGCTTTATATGGAAAGGTAGAATATCTACAACCCTCACACCAATCATCTATTAATATGTTTAATTCAAGTGAGAGGGTTTCTATTCCCCCAAGCTATTGTATTCCTGAATAGCTAATTGTAATTCTACTCTATCGTTAATTGATAAAGATTTAATAAACTTATCATCTGCTCCATCTACACCATTTCTAATCCATAGTGTACTTAGTGCAAATTGATTTTTAATTACTGATTGTCCATCTACTTCTTCAAAGCGTACAGAATCCATACATTTATCAAAAGCATCTACTGACATTTCTATAAGCGTAGCTTTAACACCACTCTTAAGCGTTATCTTTTTAGACATTGACTTTCCTCGTTTTTATTATTGTATTGTGATAGAAACAATGTTTCCTGAAGTACCAGCTACTGCTTTACTACTTACAGATAGGAACATT